CGAGCGTGACGAGGCGGTACGCGCGTCGCAGACGCTGCTGCAGCACAACCGCGCGCTGGCGCAGCGCACGACCAACGGCGAGACGCACTTGCTGGCCGCATCGAAGGCCAACGTCGAGGCGGCGGTGGAGGCGGCGCGCAAAGAGTTGAAGGCAGCCAAGGAAGCGTTCGATCAGGACGCCGAGCTGGTGGCGCAGGAAAAGCTGCTCGAAGCCAAGATTCAATTGCGGGAGCTTGCGAATTTCAGGCCAGCCCCTGTTCAAGTGGCGGAGGAAGTGGTTACACTCCCCGCCGTAAGTGCCGAAGATGCTCCGGTTGACCAGAAGACACTGCGCTGGCAGGCAAGAAACCAGTGGTTTGGAGCGGACGGCAACGAGGAGATGACCAGTTTCGCGCTGGGGCTTCATCAGAAGCTCGTGAAGCAGGGCGTTGATCCTCGCTCAGACGAGTACTTTCAGAAAGTCGATAGCCGGCTGCATGAGGTCTTCACCGATTACTTCGGCGAGGGCCGCGCAGACCCTGGCGGCGACGCTCGCTCACAGCAGCGCACGACCACGCGCAGCAGCCCGGTGACTTCCGCGGCACGCAGCAGCAACGGTCCAACCAAAGTTCGGCTCACTCCGACCCAGATCGCTCTGGCGAAGAAATTCGGCCTTACACCGCAGCAATACGCGCAAGAAGTTGTGCGTCTGGAGCAGAAATGAAAGACAACCGTCAGCCCCGCGAGAACGACTCGCGCGAGAACGAAGTTCGTGAGGAGTACCTCCCCCCGAGCACCTTGCCAACGCCCAATCCGGTTGAGGGATTCAGCTTCCACTGGGTAGCCACTCACGTACTGGGCGTGGCCGACCCCACTAACGTCAGCAAGCGGCTGCGCGAAGGCTGGGTGCCGGTCAAGGCAGCAGACCATCCCGAGCTGGAGCTGCCCGCCAACGCGGCGGGCAACGTGGAAATCGGTGGTCTGATGCTGTGCAAGATGCCCACTGCAAAGCTGCGTGCTCGCAACGAGTACTACGCCAAGCAGGCGCGGCAGCAGATGCAGTCGGTGGACACGGCTCTCATGCGTAACAACGACCCTCGCATGCCGCTGTTCGTGGAACGAAAGTCCAAGACGACGCGCGGCGAGACTTTTGGCAACGGAACCTGAAGGAACCAATCATGTCTCTCACTGCAACTCCCTACGGGCTGCGCCCCGTAAAGCGCATGGACGGGCTGCCGTATGCCGGCGCCGTCACGGAGTTGGAGATCGACCCCGCAGGCTATGCGGCGAACATCTTCAACGGTTCGATCGTCGCGCTCGTCACAACGGGCTACCTGCAGCTCATGGTGGCTACCGGCGCCGACGGCACGACCAACGCCTTCCCGGCGGGCACCATCGGTGTCTTCGTCGGCTGCGAGTACATCAACGCGCAGGGCCAGCAGCAATTCTCGCAGTACTACCCTGCGGGCTACGTCGCTCCGGCCGGCACGAAGATCAAGGCCAAGGTGGTCACCGATCCCGATGTGCTGTTCCAGGCACAGATGGACGGTGCCGCTGCTCAAGCAGCCATCGGCTCCAACAGCTTCATGGCGGCGGTGCAGTCGACCTCGACGGGCAACACCCGGACGGGCAACTCGACCTCAGCCGTCGAGTCCACGGTCGTGGCCACCAACGCTGCGTTGCGTGTCGTGGCGATCGTCTCGCCCCTCACGGACTCCTTCGCGGACGTGTTGGTCAAGTTCAACCCCGGCCATCACAGCTATCTGAACGCTGTGGGCATCTGAGGAGCTACCAACATGACTATCTCTCGTGCACAACTGATGAAAGAGCTGCTCCCAGGGCTCAACGCGCTGTTCGGTCTGGAGTACAAGCAGTACGCCGAAGAGCACAAGGAAATCTTCGACACCGAGTCTTCGGAACGGTCGTTCGAGGAAGAGGTCAAGCTGTCGGGCTTCGGTTCTGCGCCGGTCAAGCCCGAAGGTGAAGCCCTCGCGTACGACAACGCGCAAGAGGCGTTCACCGCGCGCTACGTCCACGAGACGATCGCGCTCGGGTTCAGCATCACCGAGGAAGCGGTCGAAGACAACCTCTACGACTCGCTCTCGGCGCGTTACACCAAGGCCTTGGCTCGTGCGATGGCGTACACCAAGCAGGTCAAGGGCGCGGCCGTGCTGAACAACGGGTTCAGCGGTTCGTTCCTGGGTGGCGACGGCGTGTCGCTGTTCGGCATCAACGCGGCATCAGCGCGTGTCGGGCACCCGCTGGTCGGTGGTGGGGTCAACTTCAACAATCCCGCTGCAGGCGTGGACATGAACGAGACCTCGCTGGAGGCGGCGGTCATCCAGATCGCTGCGTGGACCGATGAGCGCGGCCTGCTGATCGCGGCCAAGCCGAAGAAGCTGATCATCCCGCCAGCCTACATGTTCGTGGTCGTGCGGCTGTTGCAGTCCGAGGGCCGCACCGCGACCGCGGACAACGACATCAACGCGATCCGCAACCTGTCGGCGATCCCGGGTGGGTATGCGATCAACCACTTCCTGACCGACCCGAACGCGTGGTTCATCAAGACGGACGTGCCGAACGGGCTGAAGCACTTCAACCGTGTCGCGCTGAAGACCGGCATGGACGAGGATTTCGACACCGGCAACTGCCGGTACAAGGCTCGCGAGCGGTACTCGTTCGGAGTCAGCGATCCCCTGGGAGCGTGGGGCTCGGCTGGCGCGACCTGAACTGAGCGGCTTGCTGCAGCTCGAAAAGGCCCGCTACGGCGGGCCTTTGCACGTGTGGGCGCGAGGCGTACACTGTGTGCGTTCCGGGATTTCAATCATCGCGCCACGACCGGCCCGGCGGACGACATGCAGACGTGGCACGCATCACTCGCATGTGAGGAACTATGGCTCAGACCACATTCACCGGTCCGGTCGTCTCGACGAATGGCTTCATCGGTGTTCTCGTTCCACCAGTTAGCGTCGGCTACGGCGCCATCTTCACCCCGATCGCCACTGCGTCGCTGCCCGCGGCCAGTGCGTCCTTGCTGGGCGCCGTCGCGGTGGTCAACGACAACGGCGCGGGCAACAACGAGTTCTGTCTCGTGATCTGCACCGGCTCGGCGTGGGTGACTTGCGTCGGCGCGGCCCTGACGTAGGGGGCTGTCATGGGACAGCGTAGTAACCCCAGCCCGACATACCCGGCGTTCCCCGGCAGCGCCGCTGCTGTTGTTCCGAGCGACTCGGTCAATCTCGCCCAGCCGGCCACCATCTACATCGGCGGGGCGGGCAACGCCAGCGTGCTGACGGAGTTCGGTGACACCGTGACGTTCACGGCGCTGCCGGTGGGCTCGGTGATCCCGGTGCGTGTGGCACGCGTGAACGCGACGAACACGACAGCGACACTGATGATCGCCATCTACTAAAGCACCATGAGCGCGTTCGGTTTTGGCTTCGGCATGCCGGCGCTCGGTGGTGGGGGCGGAGGCGGCGGCAGCTCGGGGGACCCGTTCTGGCCGAGCGTTCAGTTGATGGTGCAGGACGGCGTTCCCGCCTCGACGACCCAGGTGAACCTGGGTGCAGCAGGCGGGTCGGCAGTGATGAGCGCGGGCGCGTCGTTCACGGCTGTGCGACAGGTGTTCGGCATGAACACGATCGCCGTTGTGCGGGACTTTCCCACAATCGCGCCTTTCACATCGTCGGGTCCCGATTCGGTCTACTCACGTGCTGCGGGCTTGAGCTTCACGCTTGAGTCGTGGTTTCGCTACGAGACTTTGCAGAATTCGACCAACGGGATTATTTTCAGATGGGATGCCCCGGGTGGCGTCATCGTGGGTACGTTGGTGGCGAACAGAAGTGACGGACGGCTGCAGTGGTCGAGTACTGCGCACGGAAGTACTAGTTTGTCCATACCATCGCTGAACGCGTACCACTTTGCGCAAGTCACATGCAACGGCGATGCGCTCACTGTCGATATCGATGGCGTCGAGGTCTATGCAGCCGTCATGGGCAGTTCGAACGTCGCAGGCACCTACTCCATGTACGTCGCTGCCATTTCAGCATCGAACGCGGCACCGATAGTTGCGTATCTGACGCCTTTCCGCTTCACGCGCGGTGTTGCGCGGCCTCGTGGCTCGATACCCATCGCGGCTTTCCCAACGAGCTTGTAAAGGAGTAACCATGCGCAGGAATGACTACTACGCCAAGGGCGGGACTGTCGCCCCCACGCACGTCAAGAAGGAGCTGGCCTTCATGAAGGCCAAGGGCGCTCCGGCGGGCATGCTCAAGGCCGAGAAGAAGGAGCACGGCATGGCCGGCGGCGCCAAGGGCAAGTTCAAGTTCGCCGAAGGTGGCGTCACTGAAGGCCCGAACGCGAATATCGACGACGACACGCGCGCTCGGGCGATGGAGTTCGTGCGCAAGCGGATGGCGGCGCAAGCGGCGCAGCCGACGGTGCGTGTGCCGCCTATCAAGCGGCGGCCGTCGCCACCGCCGGAGGTGTCGGCGGCGACCGATGACGATGCGAGTGATCGGCGCATGCGGCGTGCGGTAGCGCAGAACGAGGATTTCGAGGGGCGTGGCAAGCCTGCACCGCCGGTCTCCAGTGATGACGATGCGAGTGATCGGCGCATGGCGCGTGCAGCAGCGCAGAACTACGGCAATGAAGGGCGTGACAAGACCGCATTCGCTGATGGTGGTGTTACGCCAGCTCCGGGCATGCAGGCCCGGCCGATGCCACCGATGGCTCAGCCGAAGATGGGGGTGCCGATGGCTCGGCCGATGCCGCAGCCAGCTCCGGGCATGGCCCGGCCGCAGGTGGGGAGCTTCGATCCAGGCATGGCACGGCAAGGTGGGATGGCACCGCCGACCCAGGCGGGGATGCAGCAGGCCATGCAGGCCCGGCAGCAGGCTGCGCAGGCCCCACAGGCCCGGCCGATGCCTCAGCAGGCCCAGACCCCGGCCCAGGTGCCGATGGCCGCTCAGCAGGCCGTGCAGGCCCGGCAGCAGGCGGCTCAGGCGGGGATGCCGGCCCGGCCGGGCCTGCAGGGGATGGCCAAGGGTGGCTGTGTCAAGCGTTGAGGTAGCCCATGGCCACGTCAGGGACTGCCACCTACAACCTTGAGCTGATCGACCTCATCGAGGAGGCGTTCGAGCGCTGCGGTGTCGAGGTTCGTGCGGGGCATCAGGTCCGCACGGCGCGGCGCAGCCTGAACCTGTTGCTGGCGGAGTGGGCCAACCGTGGCATCAACCTGTGGACGATCGATCAGCTCGACATCCCGCTGCTCGATGGGCAGGAGACCTACGTGCTGCCGCCCGACACGGTGGACGTGTTCGAGGTGGCGGTGCGCACAGGCACGGGCACCAGCCAGTCCGACCTGATGCTCAACCGCATCAGCACGTCGGTCTACACCACGATCCCGAACAAGCTGTCACCAGGGCGGCCGTACCAGATGCTGGTCAAGCGGGCAGCGGCAGGGCCGTCGCTGATCCTGTGGCCGGTGCCGAACAGCGACACGCTCTACACGATGATCGTGTGGCGCTTGCGGCGGCTGGAGGATGCAGGCACCGGGCTGACCACGCAGGACATTCCGTTTCGGTTCCTGAACGCGCTGACGGCCGGGCTGGCGTACCAGTTGTCGATGAAGATTCCCGAGGCACTGCCGCGCGTGGCGGCGCTGAAAGCGCAGTACGACGAGGCATGGATGCTCGCTGCCGACGAAGATCGGGAGAAGGCACCGGTGCGGCTTGTCCCGAGGATGTACCGATGAGCACCCCCTACGCATCAGGCAAGCGCGCGCACGGTATCTGCGACCGCTGTGGGCTCACCTACCGGCTGCGCACGCTGAAGACGGAGACGGTGGCCGGGCGGGCCAACAACCTGCTCGTGTGCCGCTCCTGCTGGGACCTCGACCACCCGCAGAATTGGCAGGGCCGCTATCCTGTGTTCGATCCCCAGGCGCTGCGCAACCCGCGGCCCGACACGGGGCTGCAGGCGTCGCGTGTGCTCAACCCCGACCCGGTGCCGACGCCCATTCCTACGCCGACCATTCCACCGTTCTGAGGAGCCCGACATGACGACCACACGCAGCAACCTGCCCAAGGAGATGACACCGTTCGGCAAGGGCGTCAAGAAGGCGCCGGCCAAGAAGGGCAAGAACCCGTTCGCGTTCGCCGCGGGCGGCAGTGTCGCGAAGGACGCTCCAACGCACAAGGCCGCGCCCGCGTCGAACCCGCCGTCGGCATCCAGCGCGCTCGATGACGGCAAGCCATCGGGCGGTGGCACAGCGCGCGGTGGCGGTGCGGCGACGCGCGGCAAGAAGTTCCAGGGGACCTTCTGAGCCATGGACTACGCCGCTCTTAGCGCTGCGGTGGAAAGCTCGATCGGTAACACGTTCGCTGCTGCGGACATGGCGCGCTTCGCGCAGTTCACCGAGCAGAAAATCTACAACGCGGTGCAGCTTCCTGCGCTGCGCAAGAACCAGACGAGCAGCCTGTCGCCCGGCAATGCCTACATGACGCTCCCGGGGGACTACCTGTACACGTACTCGCTGGCAGCGATCGAGCCGCTCACCGGTGCGTACACGTACCTGCTCAACAAGGACGTGAACTACATCCGGGAGATGTTTCCCGATCCAGCGGTGCAGGCGATCCCGCGGTGCTACGCGCAGTTCGATGCGGACACGATGCTCCTGGGGCCTGTGCCGGATGTGGTGTACGCGGTCGAGCTGCACTACGGCTACTACCCCGAGTCGATCGTCACGGCGGGCACGACATGGCTCGGCGACAACTTCGACTCGGCGTTGCTCAACGGGATGCTGGTCGAAGCCGCGCGCTTCATCAAGGAAGAGGCGGATGTCGTCGGGCTGTACGACAAGCTGTTCATAGACGCGATGTCGCTGCTCAAGCAGCTCGGCGACGGCAAGCTGCGGCAGGACACCTACCGCACACCACAAGTGAAGGATAGTGTGCGATGAAAGCAAAAGCCAATGCGCGTGATCTCATGTCGGCCACGATGATCATGGGCGCGAAGGTGCCGGAGGGACTGACTGCGCGCGGCTTCTACACGCTGGACTGCTTCTGGCCGGATGGCTCGTTGAAGTGGAAGGCGCGTTCGAAGAACCTCGTGGTCAACGTCGGCCTCAAGGACATGAACGACAAGTACTTCCTTGGCGCGGCTTACACGGCTGCGTGGTTCATCGGGCTGTACGGTGCGGCGGCGTCGAACACTCCGGCAGCCGGTGATACCGCGTCGTCACACGCGGGCTGGACGGAGGTCACGCCGTACAGCAACGCCACGCGGCCGGCGGCGACGTTCGCGGCGGCATCCACTGCGAACCCATCACTCATCACGAACTCGGCCTCGCCCGCGGTGTTCACCATCAATGCGCTCGGTGTCATTGGCGGTGCGTTCCTGATCTCGAACAACACCAAGGGCGGCACGACCGGCATCTTGTTTTCCGCAGCCGATCTGCAGTCTCCCGGCGATCGCAACGTGGCCACGGGTGATGTCATCAGCGCAACGTACCTGTTCGCGTTGACGGCGACGTAGGAGCGGGCATGGCATGGGGATCGAACGGTTGGGGCGAGGGACCATGGGGCGCTGAGATTTGCGCCGTGAGTGAAGGCGTCAGTGCCGTGGACACCCCCAGCACGCGAGGCACACTGCTTGCTGTCGTGAGCGAAGCGGCCAGTACGGTGGATGCCCCCAGCACGCAGGGCTCACTGCTTATTTCCACGAGTGAAGCGGCTAGTGCGGTGGATGCCCCCAGCGCTGCTGTCACATGGCTTGCGACCGTGAACGAAGCGGCCAGTGCCGCAGATACCGCAAGCGCTGCTGCTACATGGCTGGTTGCCTTGATCGAAGCTGCAGCAGGCCAGGATTTCCCGAGCAGCATTCCGAACTACGCGGCCCTCGTCATCGAAGCGGTCGAGGCGTTGGAGGCTGCGCAAATTGGCGCGACCTACTTCGTCGATATTCCTGAAGGCGTCACGGCCGCCGACGCGATCGCCACGAGTGCGCACTACTTGCTGCTCGTGCCCGAGGCGGCCAGTATCGTGGTGGTGGCCGCCATCCTGCGCGATCTGTGGGAGCCCGTGAACGACGGTCAGATTGGTATGTGGACGCCGGTCAACGATGCGCAAGGCAGTGTATGGACGCCGGTCAACGATGCACAGGGTGGTGTGTGGACGCCAGTCAACGATGCGCAAGGCAGTGCGTGGACGCCCGTCGATGACGGTCAAGGCGGTACGTGGGTGCCGGTGCCGACAATACCCTGAATTTGAGGAGCAGACATGCCCAGCAGCTACACCCCACTCCTGCGTCTGACGCTGCCGGCTGACGGCGAGCTGATCGGCACGTGGGGCCAGACGATCAACAACGGCATGACGACGCTGGAAGAGGCAGCGATCGCGGGTACGGTTGCGGTCGCGATGGCCGATGCGAACCAGACGCTGACCACGGTCAACGGTGCGACGGATCAGGCCCGGTACAACACGATCAGGCTCACCGGCGCGCTCACGGCGCAGCGCAACGTCGTCTGCCCTTCGGTCAGCAAGAACTACTTCGTGCGCAATGCCACCACGGGTGGCTTCGGCATCAACTTCAAGACCTCAGCAGGCACTGGCATCGTCGTACCTGCGGGCAGCGCGATGTCGCTC